GCCAATGACAGCTCTAATACGAAGCGACTGGTACAGGCACACAGGCGCACAGTTTTGTTGGAAATTAACTACCCCCAATAAGACAGTTATATTTAAAAAGGGAACGCCGATCGCACGTATAATGAACTACCCTATTGGTTTACTTGAAAATACTTCTTTAGAGGTATCTCCCGCACCCGAGGCTTATAGGCAAACATCTAATTTGTATAACGCTGAACGCCAAGCTTTTTACAAAGCTAACCCAGGTCAATGGCCGCATATGTACAAAAAAACAAAAACATCAACTAGTAAGGACGCTACCCCTTATTTGCCATCTCCTTACCGACCAACACCGCAAAAACCTATAATTAATGAATAAAACAATACATGTATCGATCGCTGCGTGTAATGAGAAAGATCTGTATCAAACGGTCTTAAGCGCCATACACAACGCAGCTCACCCGGACCGCCTGTATTTTGGAATAGTCTCACATTCCTTTACTAAAGAGCTTCAAGACCTTTCCGCAATCAATGGGAACATAAACTGCATGTATGTTTCTTACCCAGGCCCAACAGGTGTTGGTATCCCAAGACTGATCGCAAGCATGTTAAACAATAGATTGCAAGATTTTTATTTTCAAATAGACGCTCATATGATTTTTGAAAACAACTGGGACGTCGATTTAATAGAGGCGTACGACAAAATTAAAATAAAGTTTGAAAAACCCATTATAACTACATACGGACCTTGGTGGTATGAAGATGATGGTGGGTGTATAAAACTGTCAACGCATCCAGACATGCTAGTGGACCCGTACGATTTTAAAGGGGTAGTTGGGGTTACTACAGGCGGTTTACGGGTTGGAGATTTTAAATCAAACTTGTTCAGAAGACACATACCCATAGATGGATCGCACACAGACTGGGCAAAGTTAGATTCTGATTACAACGAGCATCATTTAATCGCCGGAGGGTTTTTCTTTACAGAAATGTCTTTTGTTTCAGAAGTTCTTCCCGACCCGTACATCTTATTTGGAGGGGAAGAACCAACAACAGCTTTAAGAGCTTGGACACGAGGGTACAGGTTCTTTAATATAAAAAAGCCAATTTGTTGGCATAAAAACAAGCTTGGAGATAACCCCGATAAAGATGATTGGCGAACCCCAAGTAACTCGCCAGATAAACGTGTTTTTTCTTTATTTGTAGAAAACGACGTACACTCACTAAAACGTGTTAAAGATGTGTTCTTAGGTAACATTATTGGGTATTGGGGAGCTCCCAACGTGGAATTATTAAAAGAGTACGAGTCGGTCTTAGGTGTAAGCTTCGCCGAGTACTACGACCAAGTGGGGGGACTATGAGTAAAGTTGTATTTAGCCCCCTAGAAAACAAAACAGATTTGATACTTAAACACGTACCACCGCCAGTTCTTGGTACGACACTAGTTCCTACTTGGTTTAGGAACACTCCCCGATATCACAAAGATGCAAAAGAAATGGAAGTCAATGGTGGATGGCACAATTTAACCGTCAAGCATTGCATGCCCTTTTTAGATGCTATGACGGCCGGGTACTTTATAACCACTTGGACAGATATCTCTATTGTTTTAGAAAACGGGTTTCCAAAAGTTGGCTACCCGGACGCTTCAATTGTGGAATCTTTTGGGTATGACTTAGCACGGTACCAACCATACTTCGAGTCTCGCGTTCCATCTCCTTCTGGAAGTGGCCTTTTTAATTGGGCGTGGTCAACCTACTGGAGGATAAAAACAGAGCCTGGAGTTAGTTGTATATTCACACACCCACTTAACAGAACAGATTTACCTTTTAAAACATTGTCCGGAATTACCGATACCGATAAGTGGTACGGGTCCGATGTTCTAAACTTTGCTTTAGACGAGGGGTTTGAAGGCCTAATTCCTCGCGGCACACCCATAGCTCAAATTATCCCTTTTCGCAGGGATACCTGGGACTCCTCAATATCGTTTGAGGTTGATGCAGAGCATTCCGCGGTTCGTGATGAAGTGAATGACCTTAGAATGAATCATAAAAAATCAGGGTATTACCGAGACAACCTTCATACAAGGAAGCGCTACTAGCCCTGACAAAGGTCAAATCCTCTTGGACAATGGTAGTTGCACCCCGATCAGGTGCTTAACCACTCTAGAGAATAGGTAAACAATGTCAAGTTATAACTCCCCACTCCCAGTGGGATCACCAGAAGGAACTGGCGCAGCAGCTATTGCTATCGCGGAAACACCAGGCGGAACTAACAATGTCGGTAACGCCACAGATTCAGCAGGAAACGTAAAAGTAGATTTCGTATGGGGTAACTACCCTATGCAACCAAACGACGATCGCACAGACGGCACACCCGTTGTGACCGTAGCAGCAAACGCAAGCCAGAATTACAACTGGAACGGGTACTCAGAGTATCCAAGCGCACGTTTAACACCTGCAACTACTAACAATCACACAGTAGCAGAAGCTGAATGGAACAACTACCCATCATTCCTACCAGGTGTAGGTAACTACATGATTACAGCAGCTACAGGTGATGGCACAACTGTTACATACACATCACAGAACAAGCTCGCAGCGGGAGACGTTGTAAACATCACAGGTCTTACAGCTTCAGCTTACAACCTGTCATCAGCAACAGTTGCTTCAGCAGACGCACTAAAGTTCACAGTAACTAACTCAGCTAACGCTGGTGAAATTACAGGACAGTGGTACGGCAAGGTCCAGTCAACTACAGCTCTTACAGCTTATGACGGCGCGGGAATCGGATTCATCGTAGTGCCTTCAGTAATTGGTGAGACAACAGCTCTAGCTCTTGATGAACTTAAGGATGCTGGTTACGAAGCAGCTAACATCACTACAGCTACAGCAGCTACAAATGCAGCTATTTCAGTAACTGCAGCAGCTCGCACAGCTGGTTCAACAACTGCAACTCTTACTGGAACTGGCGCAGGAGCAGCCTTCCCAGTGGGTACAAAGATTACAGTTGCATCACTAACTGGTGATGGAGCGGCTCTTAACGGAACTTACACAGTTACAGCAGTTGCTACTAACACAGTTTCATTTGTTTCATCTGCTTCAACAGTACTTGCGCTCACAGGCTTGTCTGCTGGAACAATCGTTGGTGTTGCTGGAACAATCAAGTCCCAGTCAGTTGCAGCTGGTACAGGCTCAGTTGCCTCAACAGCTACAATTTCAATTACACCTTACGCAACAGCTTCATAATCTCAACACAAACAAAAAGCCCCCGGCTAATAACCGGGGGCTTTTTGCTATGCAAAGGCTTTCATTCGCCGACGCATTATTCGTCGTTCTTCTTCCGTAGTCCCTGCCCATATACCCCGTTCGGAATACTGGACCGCCCACTCTAAGCAAGCGGTTTGGAACGAACACGTTTTACATACTGCTTTTATTTCTCGAACTGCTTTCATTTCTTCAACCCGATCGTCGGGGAAAAATTTAGCTAAGTCCAAAGTTCTACATGGCTGGCTACCATCAAAAGATGGAGCGTTATTAGTACCAGCCCTTCTGTTGCCAGAATCTCCACGCGTTGCATGCACCATTGGGGTCATCTTCAGATCCGTATCTCTTGTAGATATATCGTAGGCCGTATTTAATTTGGAGCTCGGCAACCGGGGTTTTCTCTACTTTGTAGTTACCCCATGTTGATGGCATAAATTGTGCAATTCCGTAAGCGCCGGAAGATTTATTTTCCGCTTTTGGATTAAAGTTACTTTCTTTAGTCCAAATGTTACGTAAGCACTTCCACTCCGCTACTGTCCATCCTTGGGTGTATACGGTTAGGAACGCAAGTGCTTCAGCATCAAAATACTTAACACTTGGGCTAGCTAAGGCTTTCTTAGCTTCGCTCTTGGTGGTCTGCACCTTCATATACTTTAGAGACACAGTAATGACCTTCTCAGGCTTTACCACAGGCTCTACAGCGGCTGTTAGTGCATACGCTGGTGTTATTAGGTGGGTTAGTGCTAGAAAAGCTACCATTCCGCCTGCAATCACCTTTTTTAGATTAATCGTTAGATTAATTCTGATATTGAGCATCTCTGCTCCTCTCAGTAGGCAAAAGCCACCATTGCTGGTGGCCATGTCAAGAACTACCTTAGCACGGGCTTTACAAGCGGTGTCAAGCGTAAAAGATATATTTTTTTTAATAGGACAAGTTATCCACATGTTATTAACATTTACCTAAGAGTTATCCACATTTATTGTGTTTTTTATTCGGAGAATCATTCTGTGCTAGTCTTTTCCTTGACATTTCTACAGAATGGGTATACGCGTGTCGTTGCTTGATAAAGTCACTTTGGCCGTAATTCTAAGCGGACAACTAGGTATAGTGCTAACGTACATACTGCGTTTAGAAAAGAAGCTTGTCAGGATCGAATACCAGCTGTATGAGAATGGCGGTTCATCTATGAAAGACCAGATGAATGACACACGCGCAGACTTGACAGACCTTAAGACCGATTTTTTGGTCCTTAAGGCTAAACTAGGTGAATAACCACTAAGGAGAACTATGAAGATCAATAAGAAGTACCAGGCAATGTTGGCCTCTTACGGCCGTTCATTTCTTGCAGCAGCGATTGCGGTAAACGCAACAGGAAACAACGACATCAAGTCAATTGTTGTTGCAGCACTAGCAGCGACTCTGCCAGTTGCAATCCGCGCTATCAATCCTAAGGACCCAGCGTTCGGTATCGCAGCAAAGGCTGCAGCAGGGTTTCTAGCAGACCTAGAAGCAAAGACAGCTAAGCCAGTCAAGAAGGCTGCTAAGAAGAAGTAAGCATTAAAGCGAAGGGGCGGCTACGGCCGCCCTTTTTGCTTTTATGAGGTAAACTTTGTATGAAGTCAAGGAGGCTTATATGATTAAGTGCGCTAACTGCGAAGCAGACGCTCTCTACACCGTCGCTGACCCAGGGGCAAACCCTGTCGATTATTGCGGAACTTGTTTACCACACTGGCTGCATGACCGTGCAAAGGCAAACCATTTTACACTTGCCACCCCTGTAGTTGAGAAGTCATCTAAGAAAAAGACAGATGCGGAAGCACCTGTAGATGAAAGTAACTAAGCACCAAGCTGTTCAAGTACACCCAGTTCCTTCGCACATCATGGATCCTGTAGGACCCTTTCCGCGAGAACTGTTTAAAGAGCCAGAGATCGTAGATGACTACGAGCCTCAGCTTGCAGAGGATGGCGGAAGTTTTCCTCTAGGATCAACTGCACAGAACAACTTTAGACCAGTAAAGCATCTACGCTGTAGTAATTGTCTAGCAAGGGTGCCGGAGACTGAAACACAGAACCACATATGTGAGGAATAATGGCAGACGATTTCAGACCAACAAAGCTTCAAAAAGCCAAGATAAAGACTCGCTTTGATGAAGTCTCTGAAGAGCTTGCTAAAACTAACGACTTCACCTCTGTAATCCCGCGGGATGTTAAAGAGGCGGGTGTTCGTATGGAGACCGCTCCCACAAGTAACCCTGAGCGACCACGCGCTAAAACGCTTGGATATAACCCCAACACAAACACGCTCTACATCGTGTTCCGAGATAACACTTGGTGGGAGTACCGCAACGTGCCAGTTAGCCTGTGGGTAGGTATTCAAAACTCTTCTTCAACCGGTAAATATCTTGCTAAGTCAGGATTGAATCAGTGGCCTGATATGGGGCCTGCGGACCTCTCGACAATGTCGGAAGAAGCAAAAACACGCATGGCAGATAACGCAGCCAAGGCGGATAGAATTCAACTACCAACACTAGACGACTACTTATTTAAACCTAGGGGATAAATGAAAACATTTGGTCTACTATACGTCGGATCACTGCAGTATTGGCATAGAAAGTTCTTACCGTTTATTGAGGTAGGAACAACTCAAGAAACTGAAATGCCTTACCGTAAAGGTAAGTGCCTAGTGTTTCGTCTTCCATTTACCCACCCAGGCTTTTTTATTGGAGTATGGGTTCACCGCCCTGACGTCAGCTGGGATGATGATGACAAGATTGATACGATACTATCTGAGGCTATGAAGTCTAGAGTTGCTTGGAAGCCGCAAGATGGGGCATATGATGAAACTTTTTAAGAAGTCTGAGTGGACAAAACCTTTTCCAGAAAAGATAGCAAAGCGGGTATCTCGAATCCCTACCTCAGAACTAGAGATGTGGATTGATCAATCCATCTACGAAGTAGGTCGATGCCTATCTGGATACACCAAGAGCCGTGAACCCGTCTACTTAGAAGAAGCTCGTACTGGAGCTGAAGCTCTCCATGCCGTTGTTGAAGAGCTTTACAAAAGATCTGTTAAATAGATTTGTCGACTTTGTGTTAGACTACGCTCGCCTCTCTTCATCTCCCCGTATGGTGGCACCAAAAGGTCCTGGGTTTAAACGCCCAGGCTTTTTGTTTTCTTCTAGACTATGGACAACATGGACAACCAACCGATACTTATAGACGAAGACGACGAAGACTTTATCCTTGAAGAGGACGAAGACCTCGCCCCTGAAGAAGAACTCGAAGAAGAACTTGACGAGCTCTCTAAGGAGTTTGTCAAAAAGATCGTAGACCGCTGTATTCAGTTTCAAACAGCCCTTGTAGGTCATGAGCTTCACCCCTACCAGATGCCTCTTGCTAGGCGTGTAATCGAGTCCGTGATTATTAACGATGGTGAAGAGTTAACCGCGCTGGCCGCACGTCAGTCAGGTAAGTCAGAGACAATCGCAAACACAGTAGCGGCGTTAATGGTGTTGCTCCCACGCCTTGCCAAGATGTACCCAGACTTGTTGGGTAAGTTTAAGAACGGTGTGTGGATCGGTATGTTCGCACCTGTTGAGGGACAGGTAGAAACCCTCTTTGGTCGTACAGTAAACCGCCTTACCTCTGAGCGAGCGCTTGAGATTCTTGGAGATCCAGAGATCGATGATTCTCTTGGAAAGGTTCCTGGTGTAACTCGCCAAATTAAACTTAAAAACTCAGGCAGTAGCTTAATGATGATGACCGCAAACCCTCGCGCAAAAATTGAATCTAAGTCTTTCCATCTTATTGTTATTGATGAGTGCCAAGAGGCAGATGACTTTGTAGTTTCTAAATCAATCTCTCCGATGCTTGCATACTACTCAGGGACAATGGTAAAGACAGGTACCCCTACTACACACAAGAATAACTTCTACAGATCTATCCAACTAAACAAGCGACGCCAGACTGGTCGCGGGTCTCGACAAAACCACTTCGAGTGGGACTGGCGGGAAGTAGCCAAGAACAATACCAACTACGGTAAATTTATTAAGAAAGAGATGCTACGTATTGGCGAGGACTCAGATGAGTTCCAGATGTCGTACTGTAACAAGTGGTTATTGGAACGCGGTATGTTCGTGACATCTGCAATCATGGATGAGCTTGGCGATACATCTCAAGAAGTAGTTAAGGCTTGGCACCGTTCTCCGGTGGTGGTTGGTATTGACCCTGCACGTAAGCTTGACTCCACAGTAGTTACCGTTGTGTGTGTG